TCACACTTCTGGCGTAAGATACCCTCTTACCTCTTCCACTCTCCCCTGAAGCACAGGCATAACAGAAATCAATGCCTCCAGCGGCACCCCCGCATTATGCGCCATCATCACTTGCCTCATAACCGACTCATCATCCATCATCGTCTTATGCACAAAATGCACATCGCCAGTGACCCCCGCAATCGCCATAATCCCTTTGATAAACTTCGCCGCATGACGCTCTAAGCTCTTCGCCTTATTATCCTCCGCAATCCCCGAAAACTGTACCGCCGTCGCAGTCACTCTCCCCTGAACAACGGCCTGTACATTAATCACCTGCGCATCCCTAAAAATTCCCGTCTCCAGAGCCTCCTGCAACTCTCTCTTCGACTGATACGGCAAGTTCACAGTCTTCGCATCAATGCTCGCGTTTTTATCAAGGCTCTCAGGCGTCGCAATAATGCCAAGTTGGCTCAGCGTCTTGTAAATACTAAGAAGCTCCTCCGCCTCACCGCTAAATCCCTCTATCGCCCAATAAATAGGTTTCGTTTTGATAAAGTCATCAAAGTAAGATGTCTCCGACAAATCATAAGCATTAATTTTTGTCTTAATTGGCTTATTCAAAAGACTTTTCTTATTATTACTTACATATAACGGAACCACAGGCAAAACCGAATAATTAGCATAGCTCTGAACAAAAGCTATGCTCGGCGCATTAAACACTTCCCGCCTATACGGCGTCTTCTCCTGATAAACTACAAGTCGCTCACCCGGGGCTGGTCGTTTTAAATACGAGCGAAGTTCGTATTTAGAACCGCTCGCCCATGCATCCGGGGCTGGCTCATTATCAATCACAACCCACTCGCTAAACCCATCCAGCTCATACAGCTACACATGCTGAGCTCGTCCCTTATCAATCTGCAAAACCCTAATTCCCGCCACTTGACTTCCCGTGCGCTCATCATAAATCGGCAAATAAGAAGTCGCCTCAAACATCTCTATAAACCCTGCATTCCAAAACGCATAGCAAGCCCCATGGATAGCCGCCTTATTCGCAATATCTATAACAATATCGTCAAAATTACTGCCAAGCTTATGCTTAACATCCGCAGGCTTCCCATTAGCTCCTACCCCTGTTATCTGCACCGGGTTATACCACAGCCTATTAACCAGCTGATCCACTATCCTAAACGCAAAGTTGCTATAAATATCCAAAAGCGGCGACAAATCCAGCTCCTTACCCGTATCCAGTCTAAGCCTCTTAAGTGCATTTACCGCCCTCCCTAAAAACGGATTCTCTCCCTCATAATACTGTTCATTCTCAAGCATCACGGCTCGCTCAGGACTATTTAAAAACGCATTCTTCGTATCAATAATAAACTCCTCAAGCCGCTCTGCCTCTTTCGCCGCATTCAAATCTCCAATAGTAACTAGCATAAAACACCTCCTTATCACCTATATGGGCGGAAGATTTTCGATCCGACACCCACTCTCCGCGTGCAACTTACCGCCCGATAAGACTACAACATGATAAATTACCAAAACCCCTGCTTCTAGCGTCGCAGACTTTTATCCGCAAGCCGGGCTTTGCCGGAGTGAGGAAAATCGGCGACCGCAAGATCTTGCGAAGCAAGAGGACTATTTAAAAATGTAGTCTTCGTATCAATGATAAACGCCTCAAGCCGCTCTACCTCTTTCGCCGCATTCAAATCTCCAATAGTAACTAGCATAAAGCCTAAATCCCTCCCCATTCGGTCGCGCTATAGGGGTGAACTATGTTCGTCTAAAACCTACATATTATAAATTACCAAAACCCCTGCTTCTAGCGTCGCAGACTTTTATCCGCAACTCCGGCTTTGCCGGAGTGAGGAAAATCGGCGACCGCAAGATCTTGCGAAGCAAGGCTTGTAGCCGATTTATACAGACAGTAACTTCAAAAAAGTCTTAGATTTGCAAAGCAAACCTAAGACTTTTTTGACACCCCCTACACCGTAATGAACTTTGATTTCTTCGACCCCCAACCCAACGTATACACCAAATACCTAATAAAATCCACACAATGCCCATGGTCATTACTCTTCATCGGCACATCATCAAAAGCCCTACTATCCCAAGTATAGAGCCCAAAATCCCTGATGGAATTAACACAATTTCTGCTAAACTTAATTACTCCCCTATCCAGCGCATTCTTCACCGCATAAATCCCCGGTTTAACATCATTCACGCCTCTTCTTACAGTAAATCTCCTATGATGCGAAATCTCGTTTATAAACCCCTTTGCACTCGGGTCCACCACTACATACTTAATCTCTAGATCCCCGCACAAACACAAAAGCGCCTCATAATACTCCCTCGGTGTCTTCGCCCTGCCAGTTTCCCTCTCGCTGTGGTAATACTCTGAAATCTGCCAATAAACCCCATTTGAGAGCCCAAAAAGCCCCATAGCCGTCGCATTCGAATGCCCATAGTCCACCCCGACATAATACTCACTATAAGGCCTCGGCCTATCCTCCTCAGTATGAAACTCGTAATTAAACATCGGATAAATAAGTCCTTCCATTGCAATCCTCTTACCCAAAATATCACGCTTATAGCTCACACTATCCGGGTCATGCTTTAAAAGTTCCCTCGCTAATTTCTCATCTGACACCGACAAATTATCCCAGATAGTAAAATGCCCATAATTATAACCATATTCAGAATCTTCCACCTGCTTCTTCTCATGAATTTTAAGAACCTCTTTGTAATACCAATACCCCTCAGGCTTCGGGTTCAAATCATGAAAATGTTTAGGCACAGATGCACTCATAGTCCTCTTAAGCGTCTGCAAAACAGCCGCCTTATCACACTCATTAGCCTCTGTAATGTAGACGCACCCGACAGTCGCACCCTTTATCTTGCGCTCACTTCTCGTATTATTAGCCCCATATATCAGAATGACTTTTTCCTCTCCATACCCCGTCGTAACGTAAATACATCGCCAGTCCTTATACCTACCCTCCCTATACCGCCCCGTAAAATGATACATTATCCCAAATCCATCACAATCCACAATATACATCTGCACCGCAGCCACCGTTACCCCCATAATAAGATGCAGCCTATTAGGATTCGTCTCAACTGCATGACAAAACGCCATAACATTAAGCACGTTTTTCCCACCCCTAACGCCGCCCTCCGCCACATTAAGCCACGAATTCCTAGACCGAAGATAATAATCTCTCTGCTTATCACTAAATGGTGCCAAAGCCAAAGTCAAACCCTCCCCTACAACCCACCCAAATACATATAATCAACAAACTTGAAAAACTAAATAAATAAGTACAGGTATTTTAGGATGACCTCCATCGTGAAGAGTGCCGGCGGGTCGCCCGCAAATATTAAGCTATCCAATCATGCCTTATTCTCACCCAAAATGCGCCAACCCTAAAGTGACATTAACACCAACACGCAGGGGCGTAAACTATGCCCTTCTGCTGATCTACTCATTTCCACGACTCCTAACCTCACCTTGTAACGCCTCAATAACCTCTCTCGCATTCTCCTTGGCCTGTTCCATATCCACATTCGGCATAAGCCCATATTTCGTATCATCAATCGTCATCTTATGCTTAAGCGCAACCGAATCCGCCTTCATCTTTTGCACCGAGCTAAGCTCCTTCATCAACTCCTGCACACGCTTTCGCCGCTCTTCCTCATCATCATTTGATTCGCCTGCACTCTCAGCCTTAACCTTCTGAACACTCCCTATGATCCGCACTTCCTGTATTGTAAGTCTATCAATCTGCGCCTGAATGACCCTATGCTTATCCCGCTCCATCTTCAAAAGCTTTCTTTCTTCGGAGTCAAGGTCTCTAAACATCCATTCCTCAAACTTATCTTTCTTTGCTCTGCTTCGTTTCGCTCTGCCTCGCTTCAACTTGCCATCCATCTCGCCGAACACCCCGCCCCCTCCTGCTATGGCATGGTGCATAACCTACTCACTCCATTCTCCAGTCGTTTGCTCCTCTCAACATTTCCCAAAAACCGCGAAACGTCTGCCGCCGCAAATCTGCCTTCGGCATATTGCACTCAAGAAAATGGGTTTAACAAAGATTATGCACTATTGCCCTATAAAGCCCGACCTAACAGAAACACCGCTTAAAGCACTGCCGTTCCCTCCGTACGTGCTATACCCGCCATATCCAGAAGTACATCTCAAGATTTTTCGCTACCTGGGTAAAGCTTCGCTTTACCTTAAGTTTCGCTTTACTTTAAAACAATGGGTTCCCACTCGCCTTATCCCTCCCTAAAAAACTTTGTTTTTCGGGGCCTCCGGGGCGAAAACGCAGCTAACGCACTGCCGGCATCTTCCGCTTCGCCGAGGGCTTCGCTAACAAGTCACTATCGGCACTCCCCGGGCTGCTCGTTGGTCCAGCAGGGCAAGCAAATAGCTACCGACCAGCCTCGTCTTACAGAAAAATGTTACGCTTTACTAAGACTATTTTCAAAATCGATAACCATACAATTTTCACAATGCCATATTACCACAGTCAAACATATCATTGTGTATCAACTTGCAGTTATACAAAAAAAACATAAAAAAGGGTGGACATAAAGTCCAACCCTAAACAACATACCAGCTCTCGCACATACTATAATCTGCCACCCCAAAACAGTATTACAATCAACCGTACGGGATGCATCCTGACACCCAATAAAACAGACTACGTTCATACCCCCCCTTACCCCGCCAATTTCCTAAGCGCTTCCTTATGTATTCTATGTGTCTGCGCCCACGCATACCCAATCTTATCGCATACCTGCTCCCATTTCAGTCCATTTATATAATACTCCCGCATAAGCCTCCTCTGGGCAGGCTCCAGCCTATCAATTGCATCCTCAATCTCCTCCAAAGCTTCCATAAGCTCATACTTCTTCATCAGCAACTTAGTATGCAGCCTAGCAGCCCTCTCCGCAAACATATACGTAGGATCAGCCGCCAGCCCGCCTTTCCCTGCGCCTGGCATATCCGTAAGCACACCCGCAGGCGACGCTATACACGTATCGTAAAGATCCTTAATCTCCTGCGTAAGCTGTAAAGACTCTGCCTTCAAATCCAAATATCTACTCAGCTTGTCCTTTGTCATTTTCAGCAATCCTCCTCCATCTAAGCTCCTCAAGCATCTCCAGTTCATCATAATCCCTCACATGCTGCTCATAATTCATAAAGCGATTCTTCCTAGGCGCACCCGCGGCATTGTTTTCGTTTTTCACCCACATTCTATGATTGCTCCCCCGATTATTTGAAGATTTAATCGACGAATCAATATTAATATGTTTTGTCTCACTTTGTTTATTTAATGGTTCGCCCGTGTGTCCGTCAGTGCGTCCGGCTGCCTGTTCGTCCTTGCGTTCATTAAATAAACACAAAGAAACTAATTTATACACCGCAGACAAATTCCCGCTGCGCTCTCTAAAATCAATAATCCCAAACCTCTTAAGCGCATTTCTCGCAGTATAAATCGCACCGCGCTTTAATCCTGTCCGAAGCTCCAAAGTCGATATCGCGACTGAAAACTCAGCCTTCCAGCCCGTCTTATTCGCCTGAAACATAAGCGCATGCCACAAAACAATGCACGACGCTGAGCTCTGCGGATTGCTCTCCAGCCAATCATAATACGCTCGAATCTCTGCAATATAGTTCATGAATTATACTCTCCTAACAGTTTAGCAATTTTCTTATTAGTAGTCCGGCTATTGCGAACGGTTAGGCTGGGGTATGTAATAAAAGCCGGACTTCCGTTAATAAAATTGCGATATAGTCCATTTTGCTATTTCCCGAATATATATTGCCCGCTACCCACTCGAGGGAACCCTGCCTCACGGCTTTTCATTGCACCGATATATTTCTCTTGCCGGCAGCTAAAATTCCAACGCTTGGATATTAGATAGCGTGGACATGAGTTATATTATACGCCTTTTTGGCTAATTTTTAGCCACTTTTCGTCGAGGACTCCTAGCTTACTCCTTCCAGAATGCGTCGTCGTCCTCTCCTAAATTGACTAAAAAACAGACTTTAAAAGCCGCACAACGAACTCATGTCCACACTATCCAGGCTTTCAAAGTTTTCTGACAATAAACTCCCTCACCCAGTCATCAACACAATCTTCGCAAACTATCCCCTCCCCAATCTCAGCAAAATCATAATAATCTTCCCATTGGGCAATTTCACATTTCCTATACCCGCAATACTCATCACACATCGTCACATCCGCCTCCAGATATCCACTTAGTTCAATATTAATAATTCTCGGGTCTGTCATATCCATATCCACTCCTCTCTTATAGGTCGCTCAAAAATCCACACAGCCCATTAGTGTAAACCCTATTGATTATTTTCAATCTATGTTGTAAACTATGCATATGCAACAATGCACACAAATCAATCTATACTTACAGTCTATCTGTCAATTGACGGAATGTCAATGTTTTTTCCGTCAATTGACGGTATTTGTCATTTTGCACAAAAAATACACTCTGAATTTGTACAAATCAACAGAGTGTTTAAACGTATTTTATCAAATTCAACAAAATGTATACATCGAGGAGGCAATCTATTAATGAATATTGACTATAGGCTCCTAGAGTCTCGGATCGGCTATCTGTGTAACCAAAAGGGCGTATCTGTAAATAAAATGCTACAGGAAGCCGGCTTGACAAAAAGCGTAATAGACAATATTAAACGAGAAAGGACGCCTTCCTCTGAGACTATATTGACCATTGCTACATATTTTGATGTCACCACCGACTATCTACTAGCAAAAAGTGATAGCCCAAAAGGTGGCAAAGGCGAAGAAGTACCGCATCCGGGCTCACTCGATTGGTTTCGCGCAGGCCTAATAAGCCGTGGGATAATTGATGCTAGTGAAGATTTAACGGATGCGCAGCTAACAGCTGCCCTCAAGACCCTTGATAATCTCGTCAATGTCTTGGCTAAACAGAAGAAAAGCTAATTCTCTAAACTTCTCATCGTGAAGAATGCCTTTACCTAATAAAGCCTCGTATAAAAACTCAAGGTTATTGCCATAATTCTCTTTTTTGTGATTCATTATAAATACCTCTCTCATAAAGTTATTTATAATAGCACGTGCAATATTATATAAGATTAAAGACAAAAATATATAACTTTTTGTATATATTCTTTAAATGACTTTTAATTGGATTCATTGTAACATATTGTAGACTAAAGTAGTATAGGTTTAATAATATCTTAATTATTGACAAAAAACGTCAAGTAATGTCGCATTCAAGACCCATCGTCACCGTAAGGGCGAACAATCTTATACTTTGTGCAAACCCCTTGAGATGGGCAGCTAATAAAAAAGAATTTTAAAAGTTGCTTATATCAAAAGAAAACGCTATCCTCGAAAATAATAGCGTTTTTATTGACCGTATGACCATCTTGCGCCGCCGTCCGGAAACAGTAGATGACCTATTACCGGGTATGATAATCTGGCCTGATAATATGCACACATCTGCATAATTCTACTTGTACCTCCAAGAGGCTTCAAATTCTAACCATTATAAGCTGACGGTATCCACAAAAGATGGACAGGGCTGATAGAGCCATCGGAAATTGATTATAAAATCTTACGCTTAAATTAGCCAAAACCCAGTCTAGATTTATCTAAGCTGGGTTTGGTTTGAGTCATATGAATGAATATCATAAATAAACGAATTTTCACAAATCAAAAACTAATAGATTGGCTCAGTATTATCAACATTTTCAGGTTGTCGCACATTCACTGATGACGACAACTGTATGTCCTGTTTTATGGGAACATGTATTATTTTTTTCAAGTTCAACTGTTGGGGCTTCAACCCCACTACTCTTTTTGCTTAGTCTACCGGCTTTCCTAATAAGTTGAGCATAAGCATCTGATGTTAAACCCATCTTAAAAACGAAACGATTTTATTAGGTTTTTTATTACCCCGCTCGTCAATCTCACCGATGATAATTTTCTCAATCATTCTTTCAAAAACTTCCGAGTCAAACTCTTTCATAACTTTGTTTTGCTCCAAAAGTTTCTTAAATTCAACAAGACGCTTATTCAATTGTGAATCGTTTTCAACAGCAGATGAAAGTATGTTTTGCTCTCTATTACTTTTATACAC